GAGGTACAACACTTGTTACATTTTCGGGAACAAGGATTCTATAAGAATCAGTATCCCAGCAAAATAATAAAACTGTGTGTTGACCTTCTTTCGCTCTGTTTCTTTTCTGACGAATGTATTCTGTAGAAAAGTCACTAGTGCAAACATTGTACTTTAGCTTTCGAGAGTTTTGACTTCTATAGGTGATTACTGCGTCACCTGCTTCTTCGAGTTTAGCTTTAAGCTCCTCTTTTTTCATTGATTCCTCCAATTTAATCTAACAAAAACTCTTTTGTGTTGCTAAATTGCAGAGGTCTCTTTTATAGGATGCAAAAAACCAAGGCAGTAAGTACTGCCTCGGCTAAACTATTTTTTAACTATTTAACGCTTCTACGACACCTTTGAAGTATACTGCTGCTTTACCAGTTAATTTACTGATAATTTGAGCATCAACTTCTTGACCTGCGTCTGACAGGGCAGAAGTAAGACTTGCTTGAGCATCAGCTACTGATACTCGTCCGCCACCAGTAGATCCACCTGAGGATTTAGCTGCTGGAGTTTTTCTTACATATACGCCTGCTTTGGTCAATATCATACGAACTCCATTTGGTGATTCACCAAGTTCGTCTGCGATGTCTTTTACAATCTCCATTGAAGTTTCAGGTGTAGGTTCTTGTTCCTGATACATTTCGACTGCTTGTGCTTTAGATTCATCTGTCCAAGCCATGTTTTTTCTCCTTGTTTTGTTTTGGATCCATGTGTTGTTCCATATGGGCTTCCAACCTGTTCGGTCGTACTGTTGCATATAAAATCTATCACTCATGTATGTCCTTTATTAAATATAACTATATTATATCGAATTTGAAACCATCTGTCAAGAAGTATTTTTCGTTATCTATAGGGATTTCCTATCTTGAAAAATGCTTTTCTATGGTTGCAATCTTTTCTTCAGCATTTGCGATTTTTTCTATCTGTGTCTCAATAGCTTCTACAATCTCTGGATGTTCTCCAATACCTGTTGAGTTTCTGGTATACACCATAACATTTGCTTTTGCTACTTCTACTTCGCCTTTTAACTTAGCAATAAGTGCCTGTAATAAATAACTCATAAGAAACCTCGATCTTTTAATGTGTCTATTACCCACTCTACTCCATAATATATTCCTGCTCCCCAAATTGCGAAGTTAAATAAGAAATGTCCAATAGTTGTAGGTAATGTGAAAATAAATTCTATCATTTTTGTTTGTTCTCCCAGTCTTTAAGCGCTGCATGAATTGCTTCCTCTGCTAGTACGCTACAATGTAATTTAATTGGTGGTAAGTCCAACGCTTTTGCAATATCTTTGTCTTTAATTTGTCTGGCTTCTTCTATTGTTACGCCCTGTAGCATATCTACAAACATAGAAGATGAGGCGATTGCACTCCCACACCCATATGTTTTGAACTTAACACCTAGTATACGATTATCGTCAGGATTTATTTTTAGTTGTAACTTCATTACATCCCCACATGATGGTGCACCAGTTATTCCTGTTGCTACCCGAGGATCTTTTGGATCGTATTTTCCAACTGAATATTGTTTAGGACTATTTAATACTCCTTCAAATCTGTCTGTTACTTCCTTACTATATGCCATTACTTAATTCTCTTTGCTCCCTTAATAAAACCAAATACAAATTCTTCTAGTTTGTTAGGTATTAATAAAGGTAGTACCATAAATGGTAAAAATATTGTGAATAAAATGAATACTACTACTGTAGATAATACTGGTCTTGCTACTAATATGTTATGCTCATCTATTTTTGAAATTACTGAATATGAAGGTTTCCATATTTTCCACATAGCAAGCAAAGAACCTGCTAGCCAAAAACAAAGTATTATCTGTAATGTTGTCATAAATATTCCTGTAAGTGTCTTAAACTTCCAAGATCGTATGCAAGTCGAGAAGCATTATGTCCTGCGTTGCGTACTAATCCGAAGTATGGCGATTCACACTCTGCCATTTCAATTTCCCAAATATGATACATTTTGCTACCATATTTTTCTTCGTAATTTGTTTGATTACTTTTAATTTCTTTTTGCACTACAGCAATACAATTACCTCGTGCTGACCAAACTCTTTCATTTGGTTCAAATTCATCTGATACACAAGGCTCGGGAATCATTGCTTCTCGAATACCTTTGTAATCTGTGTCTGGAAGTTTCTGTGGTACTCCCAGCCGTTCAATGACGGCTTTAATAAAAGCAGGGGAACGATATAATGCCTTTGCAATGTCAGATATATTGTTTCCATCTACATAATGTTTTACGATTGAAACTTTCTCTGCTTCTGTGACGCCCTTGCCTTTGTTTTGTGCTTTTCTTCTAGCACGAAATTCTAATGTTTCTTGATGATCTAATATGATCTTGTTGAGACGAGTTGTATTGTATGCAATATGTAATATCTCACACGCCTCTTTCTTAGTAATAGGTTTTTCTGCAGCGAGTAATTCTATTACTTTGTTAATATTTGATTCTGAGAGTTTTTCTTCTCTTTTCTTTCTAACTGCCATCTTCTACCTCTTTTCCTAATAGCATTACTGCGTAGTGTAAAATTTTTAACAAATCATCAGTGTTTTTTCCCTCTTTTTTACCATATCGTTGAGCATATTTTATGATATTTCCCAAACAAAATCCTTCTCCATGACCTGAATCAAAAATGAATTCAGTTGATTGAATTTTACCACTACTATAATGTGCTTGATAGGTACTCAGAATATGGTTTTTTAGCATATTTAATGCTACTTCTTCGTTAAATTTATTGTTCACTGTGCTGTTATCCTTTTTTCGTAATCGGCATAATCTTCATTCCACCAATGTGGTTTGTCTCTGTGAGACCAAGCTGCGAAGGTTGCCTTATCTAAATGGTAATAATCTCGATAACTTTGTATCGGATTATCGTAATCTCTAAGATCCTCTGGCATTGCCAATCCGAACTTAGTAAATCCTACTCTCTTAAGATGTGTGGGTTCTGGTAATTTATTTACTACTTGTTCAATAGATTTGTGTAGTTTACCATAACGATAATGGTATTCATCATTTAATGCATTGGCATAACAATGAACCCATTCATGGTTATCCAATGACTCCCTTGCCCAGATTGTGCAGGGATGATTGTACATCATCGGAAGGTAGGGGAAGGGTCGTTCCTCCAATGGTAAATGCTTAATTTCAGCTTTTACTTTGTTCAGAACTTCTCGTTCGTCTGCATTTAACGCACGAGGAACATACCCTAGAAACTTATCAATATAAATTGTTGTACAAAGAATCTGGGCAGCTTCCAGTGGCATCTTAACAATATGCTTGTCAACATGATACTGTGCTGCCTTATCGAGATCCTCGTCTAAGTAAAATAAGTTCATATGTTACTTCCAACACTTATATATGCCACAAAGACCATCTGCATTTTCTGTAGTCTTACAGTAATAACAGACTTTTTCTTTCTTCTTTGATGGCTTAATTTTTTTAATGTCTTTAAACTTTTTCATAACTTATATTATACTAAAATTATGAGATGAAGTCAAGAACTATTTTGAGTTTATCTTATCCTTAGCTGTTCCAGCGTATAGTCCAAACCATGCTGCACCTGCACCAACCACAATACTGATTAAACCAGACTGTTCCATTGTTGGGGCTTCTAAAGCCATAAACCACATTGTACAATAGTACAACAAATAAATATAGACACTAAGGAAAAGTCTTGGGAAAATTCTCCAAGAATCTACCATATTGGATAACCAAATCCATCTCTGCCATGGGTTGTCTGGCTCTCTTTCGTTTTCCATTTCCATTATTTTAGTTTTTAACTCGCCAATTTCTTGAACCATAGCCATAAACTTATTAAGGTCAATCTCTACTTCATTACGAGACATATCGCCTTGGAATTGTTCAGATGGTGTTGCCATTTAGCTCTCCTTTGCGTCTTGCTTGGCTTTACCTACATTGATTGCAAACCAGTCAAGAACTTTATACATCTTCCCAACTAACTTGTCATCTTTCGGTGTGTCCGTGCATGCCGCTATGATTGAGGCACTCATGACTAACCATGGTATAACCTGAATCCATCCTATAACCCATTGTAAGAATCCTAACATTCTTATCTCCTAATCCTCTTACGAGGCTCAGCCTTGTTTCAAGGCATATTCTATTGCTCTAGCCCAGTATATATCGTCAGCGATAATACAGTCCATAGCAGTATAACCTAATTCTTTTGCTGCTAAAAGGAATTCACTCCCTTTATAACAAAAGAAAGGTTCTTCAATGTAGGGCGTATCGCCTTTCATTGCTAAATTCTTATTATTAGAACTTAGCAATAAAAGTGGATTTTTTAGTCCTACTAGTGCTACAGCATCAGCAAGGAATTTTTCTTCCTCTTGTCCTTTAGCACATTTAATCTTATCCAAATCAACTGAAATTGGTTTATATTCTGCTTCTTCTAAATAATCTTTAACGAGATAAGCAGATACTCGTCTAGTTTTTGAACTAAGTGTTCTTTGAATGTCTATGTGTGTTTTTCTCCTTTTAATAACTTACTATAGCTTTTCTTTCTAAGATTGCGTTCTATCTTATTTAATCTTTGTACTAATGGATCGTAACCATCAAATTCTTCAATACCACATTTTGGGTGTGCTATTTTCTCTAAGTCAACTACTCTGTCAGAATAATGATTTTGATTAGACTCAAGATCATCTATCCTATCTTCTAAATCCTCACACCATTTTTCAATCATAAATAATCTTTCTTGTAAGAATGGGTGTTTTTCAAGATAATTAGACTCTTCCATACTTTTTCTATATAAAAGGTAATTTTTAACTAAATTCAACAATTTGAACCTCTTTTCTACTAGGGTGATAAGGTGATAAGTTTTGATCTACATAAACTACTATATCTCCAACTGTTCGTAATGGTTCTACAGCTTCGTCAGGTATCTCTAATCCGAACTCTTGTTCTACATTCATAATTATTTCAACCATATCAAGACTATCAGCATTGTGTTCATCAATTAAATCCGAAGTCATACTTACATTCCCTTGATTAATTTGTTCTTTAACTATATTAAATACCTTATTACTTATCGACATTCAAGGGCTCGGTTGTTACTTTTCTATAATATACTACTACATCTTTTAGTTCAGTAATATACCTTTGTAGTTCTTTCATGTTTAAGGACATAACTTCATAATCAGGAACAGTCATTGCTAAAAATACTAT